CTGGTTCAGTACATCTATGACCGTAAAGGGTATTCGAGCAACGTGATGCAGTTCGTTTAGGTGTCCTTGCCGAGATTTATCGTAGTCCAGTTGCTTCTTATTGGCTTCGATAATCTCTGTTACATCCTGCTTAGTCTCGATGACGATACCGCCATCACCGTCTTCAAATGCTGTTTGAGTCCGTATCGGAGTACTCATTGAATATGTGTCCAAGTGCGTCCTATTCTCACTCCCCGGACACAGTTAGGGGATACGCCAAGTTCCCTAGCCATAGCTGCATGGCTGAGTTTGCTTGCTCTAATTGTCCTTACTTGTTCTTCATTTAGCAAGGACTTGCCGTTTAATTCACCTTTAGGAGAAACTGTACGCTTCCTTCCTTTGGCAATCATGTCTTGGGTATTTTCCTTGGCAGTACCGATACTCAAATGGTTTGGATTCACACAACTTGGGTTATCACATTTGTGCATTACGTGCCACCTATGCGGTATTTCTTCTTTGTTGTGTAATTTCCAGCTTACTCTATGCGCACCCTCTGAGCCTTGAGACTTTTTACCAAGACTGAATTGCCCATAGCCATTCGGCATTTTATTGCCAATCCATTCCCAACATTCATTATCTGACTTCTTGTCAACAAACCTCCAGAATCTTACTTCTGGCGGTTCTTGAGTATATTTTGTTTGGTCAGGACTACCATACTTCATATACCTACGGTAATGCTTCTGGCAATATCCCCAACCTACCGCTTTACCTTGACACCCATCATATTTGCAATTCATAGGACACCTCCGTGATAAACACAGAGGCATCCTATCTTACTTACGAACACATGTCAAATTAGAGGCTCATATCGAGATCGGCAATTATCCCATGAGCAGCCTCGTTCTTGACTTCCAGAGTTACTTCAGCCAAGAGTTGAGTGTTTTCGCTGTCGCCGGTCTTAGCCAGATCATTGGTCTGGAATGGACGCAGGTAAGCAAGTGCTGCGTACTCAGGATCAAGTACCAGAGCATCGCGGGTACGCATGAAGCGGTTAGGAACAACCGACATCGTGCCAAAGTCCGACATATAAACGTCAGCAGCACCGATAATGGTGGTCGGAGTATTGCCCGGAGCCATGTAACGCTGTGCAGCGATACCAGCAAACGACGATACCTTCTGCTTACCAGCAGCACCAACCATCAGAATCTTCGGAGAACCGCCCGATACGAACACCTCGGAAACAACGGTCTTCAGCAGAGCTTCGGTGAATGTACGAGCAGTACCGTCAGTACGAGTCGATACACCAATTGTCGCTGGATCGGAACCGTCAGAAGCCTTGTCCGAGTTAGTCTTGATCCATGACAGGATCGAGCCGAGCTTACGAGCGATAGTCGATGTACCAGCCGAACGACCTTGGTTAGCCAACAGGATGGTTTCCAGATCGCGCTTCAGTTCAGCCGATGCTTTAGCCAACTGATAAGCCTTTTCCGACTTACGACCAGCCTTGTTCACTGTGTCCAGAGTACCGGAGACCTGAACAGTCTTCTGGATGATCTGGGTGTAGTTACCAAGACGGACGGTAGGAGACAGAGTTGCCGATGTAGCGTCTGCACCTTCAATCGCAGCGTTAGCAGTAGTAGCAGCAGCCAACGAGTCAGTCTGCCACTCGTGATAAACGGCGGTAGCCTTAGTCTTGCCAATCGACGACATGAATGGTGTCTCAGTTGGCGAGATGTCATAGATGATGTCGGTCAAATCTTCGCGCTGACCAATTGCGCTATGTGCTGTAAATGTAGGCATGATTTAATTCCTCATAAGAAACGTTCAAATGCTTTAGCGGCATCAGCAACCCTTCCGGTCTGCCTAGCCTTGGCTTTTAACTTTTTCAGTTCCTCGTTACCATCACGACCTTGGGAAACGCCAGACTTCATTACTTTAGGAGCCTCGTTTACCTTCTTCGTGATTCCCGGCTTTGCAGACTGTAATTTATCGTACTGCATTGCCTTCCATAACGTTAGAACCTGACGAGAATCATAGATTCCCGCTAATTCCTGTTCTGTGAATCCTAGCTTCTGACCAAACTCCCGCAGTTCTCGCCGAGCTACCTCACCCTTCTGTGGGTCAGCATACTCAGGTATTGCCTCTGCCAGCTTACGAGCTTCAGCCTGTATCACATGACCGAGTTGCTCCTGACGTTCCTGATCCTGCTGCATAGCAATTCGCTGTCGTTCAGCCTGAACTTGAGCTAACTGCTTTTCCCGCTGTGATAACTCTGCAACCTTAACTGCGTACCCAATAGGGTCGGTTTCCTTCAGATACTCCAGATTCTCAGTTTCCGGCTGCTGGTTAAGCATCTGCTCAATCACCTGCAACCGTTCTGCGTATTGGTCACGCAGATACCTAGCTTCCTCGATACGCTGCCTCTCTGCTTCTACGGCTTTGCGTTCTTCAGCTACAGCTTGCGATTTCTTCGTATAGTCTGTGCCAAGTTGATAAGACTTGATAAGCTCGTCAAGGGTTACCTCTTTTTCCTCACCAGCGGCTTTCACCCTGTATTTAGGAGGCTCCTCGGCTTCTTCTTCGCCTTCATCTTGTTCTACCTCCGATTCGTCATAAGACTCCTCGGATTCGGCTTCGCTATCATTGGCTTCGAGTTGGGTTTCCGGTTGTTCCTGTTCGGAGCCTTCTTGCCCACCCATAAGACCCATGATAGCGTCGGCTGCACTACCTACGTTTAACTCAGCATTTCCCTCGGGAGTCGTGCTTTGAGTATCGCTCATATGTATTTCCTAAATTATATCGGGAACCGCCCGACTCGGATTACAAAATCTTTAGTTTTTTAGCATCAATCTTCTTCTGTGCCGATAGTCCTTCAAGGTACGTTTCGACAATATCTAGCGTCCTAAGCGTCATGTATGCTTGTTCTCTGGTCGAGATGTCATCATACTGGCTCAATGCAAACTTGTTAAGTTCTGCTGTCTTTAGTTCCGACATCATCTGTTGGAACCACTCATCTTTCAGCAGGTTTTCAGCCCATAGAGATTTGTCCATTAGTACCCCAATAATCCTACAGGAACACGCAATTCATTTTGTGACGCAAATGGAGACATACCCTGAGACTGACGATAGTTAGCAAATGACTCAGCCTTGCGGTACATATCATCAGTTACGTCATTCCCTCTTAGCAATGAATTAACCTCATCTTGCGTAAGGGTTGGAACCAATGCCGGGAAACTTCTGCCGCTATCATCCGTCATTGAAATCTCAGTAGCAAATCCCTCTCTTGCTGGCAACATTCCAAAATAACCCTTGCCCTTCATTTCTAGCGGCTCAGAGGCTTTTTCGGCAAATCTAGCACCGTAAGACCTAATCCCCTGCTGGATGATTTCGTCTAATAAACCGTTCATCTTCCAAGTAACCCCGGAATCTGTACCGAAACTGGTCTGCCTTGACCAACCGGCATATTTGCCTCGCCGTAGATTCTAGCTATTGTGTATGGGTCAAGCGTATTTACAACATAATCGCCGCGAGACATCGTATTCATCAACTTCTGATTTAACTTGTTGAAGTCATACACATCAGAAACAGTCACATTACCCGTCTTTGGATCAATCTGGTAATTAAACTGACCCAAGGTTGTCCGAATATTCTCAAACGGATTACGTTCACCAGCAGATACGCCAGATGCCTGCGACGTTTCCTTTGGAGACAAGAACTTTGCGTAATCCTCGTACTTAACATACCCTTTGGTTGCCTTTGGATCGCCAACCTGTTTAGCCTTAACTAGCTCTCCAATTGTCCTTAATTCAGCTTCTGTAAAGTTTCTTTCAGTGATTGGTGTTCTCTGCTCATCCGCAAAAGTTTCCAAATATATACGCTTATTGGATGGCATTGAACTACGGTCAGCCATAGCACCGTAGCCCTTCACTCCTGCCCCAACCAGCATATTGGTTAACTTTTTTAGATAATCGTCCATTTACATCTGCCTTGACGTTAGGTTACCCAGTTCCTTAATCGCCTTCAGGACAATATCAGCCTGTTTGTTACGGCTATCCTCGTCAGCCAAGTCCATAGCCAGAATCGTTTGCAATTGCCTGACCGCTAGTTCTGCCTCACGAATCCGCATATCTGCTGCGTTTTGCTCGGCTTTCATAGCAATCTCAATACCCTTACGAGTATATTCAGCCTCAAGCGACTGCTTCTCTAGCTGGAGCTTTGCAGCCTCAATCTGTGCCTTAGCCTCGGTCTTTTCACGCTCTACCTGAGCTAACAGACGAGTAGCCTCTGCTTGCATATCTGGTGGCGGTTCCTGTGGCTGCGACAGTTGTGCGTTCTGCTCAGGGCTGATCTCGTTAATGAACGCCTTAGCATCCTTGAAACCAGCCGACTCAATCAGTCTAGCCAAGGTGTCGCGGTACTGAGCCACAGACACCAGAGGATTGCTCGGACCGAACTGCATCAAGGCTTGCTCTTGCTTGCCTAAAATCATCTGGAGCATGGCTAGTTTCTGATAATCTTTGCCTGATCCTGATACTTGCCCAATAGATGCAAAATGCCCTTAAACAGCGATTTAACGCCTGTCTCAGCAAAGATTCGAGCGATCAACTCCAGCTTGCCAGAGTTCGACTTCATCATTGCGGCAATAGCCGTAGCAGAGACGTTATTCAGTACGTCAGGGTCAAGACCCTGCTGCTGGTCGCTAACGCCTGTACGTTTAGCCTGAACCTGATCCATGTACTCAAGCATCGGGAAAGCCTGAGCCGTTACCGCAGGAACCTCGACAGGCATAATCGCACCCTGAGACTTCATGCGGATAATCCCGCCCGGAGTAGCGTTTAGCGCGTCATCCAAGTTCACCTGACCATCAACTACACCCAGACGGGCATTGTTCGTTAGGTACAGGTTATCGAGCATCTGACGGGTAACAGTGGACTTGATTAGCTGGATGTCCATTGTTCGGTCTGCCAAGCTCTGACCAAAGAACTTGTGCGGAATAGGGATAGGACACAGGCTATGGAACGGAACTAGGTCACATTCCTCGTCATCTAGGATTTCGCTACCGGCATAAACAATCTTCCGTAGCTCTGCAATACCGTCGCCGTTTATATCAATTTTGATATAGCACTCGTATACCTCACAGACCTGCATCGTAGGGTCAAGGCTGATATTCTCATCCGGCTGCTCACCCTGAGAGAATCGAGCTACTCGTTCCGTTGTGTACTGAAGGTCATCGTAAGAAGGCAATCCCTCGACCACATCCTTGTCAAAGCCCATCGCCACCAACTCTGAGCGAGTCAACAAGCGACGATGAGCCACAAACGGGCTATCCTCAATAGTTCTTGCTGATTTGCTAATCAGGAATTCTTCCGGCGGTACGTTCTCAATCTTGACGCAGCCGTATTTCTTGACCTTCTTGACCTTGACATCAAAGTAAGGAATCTGGATCGGGAAACCCATCGGGTCAACGCCACCGTCAACATACTCGACGTTACGGCTGACCACCTCGATAGCAGGATCAGACAGCAACAGGGCTAGTTCATCTTCGGTTAGGTTTTTGTAAGATTCCTTGTTGACATCTTCTTTGGCATCCCAATAAGCCTTGACTACGCCGACCTTCATCATCAGCGCGTCCTTGAACCAATTATGCAGGAGGATTAGACCCTCATTCTCGCGGTAGAACACCCAGTTGCAGTAGTCGGTAGCCTGTCTAGCAGACTGCTCATCTTCTGGAGTCTGTGGCTCAAAAGAGACAATATCCTCGGTAGTCGTAAAGACTCGGATAAGTTGTGGCAACGCACCATCGATAGCCTCAGCTACCTCGCCAGTAACGATCTGGCTGCGTCCTTCAATCTCGTTACCATAGGGATAACGTAGGTAATACTCTAGGGCTTTAGCCCGTTGATCTGTTGTCTCGGTATCAATGTACCCAATAGAGTTATCGATTTCATTTTCGATAATACTCTTGATCTGACCGTCATCCATCTTCATAGCAAATCCTTAACGGGTTTTGCTGATTATACAATCCATTTGGTCGAAATTGGCAACGTTGTCTGCCATGAACTATCTGATTCGTCAAGACCTACGGCAAGGTAGCGGAAAGCGTCACTCATGTGGCTAGACCAATCGTGTAGCGGCTTCTCATAGAATATCTGCCGTTTCTCGTCATGCTCCCGACGGTAGTTCCTCAGTGCATCTAGCCCCGGCTTAACCCTTGGATGGAACCAGCACCTCGGCAATAGCCTTCTAACAGCCTGTATCCCGTCAGCCACCGACAGTCTAGGCGCAACCGTTATTGATAGCCCTGCTTCCTCTAAGACTTCCTTACGGCTCTTGCCTGTGCCTAGCTCTCTCACCTGTACGTCATGGGGCAGGATTTGGGTAAACCCTGCATAGTCGTTCTCTTTAAGCCAGCGGACGTACCAATCTAGCCCCTGTCCATGATT